TGGCTATTAAAAAACGTTCATAAAGATTATGCTAATCTTTTAATATTTTTAGATGATAAAGAACATTTCGAACATTTAAAACATATTGAAGAATGGAAAACTATTTATTCTAACTTCAAAGATATTGTTCACGATTTCAGAATAAATAATTCCGAATTAATTAATCAAGAATTAGAAAGTGAGAATTAAAAAAATGTGTTTAATTATAGTAGCTAACGATCTTAAATCATTAAATCTTGAAGACATGAGAATAGCTTACGAAAGAAATTCAAATGGTTTTGGATTAATGTATTTAGATAAAAATAATAACTTTGTATCAGATAAGTTTGTTCCGAATGATTTTAATGAAGTAAAAACTTTTTTTAATCTACATAAGAACAACACCGATCAAATGGCAATTCACTTTCGTTTTACGACTGCGGGAGCAACAAACAAAAAGAATTGTCATCCTTTTATTTCTTATAATAAAGATAATAGAATAATCGGAATGATGCACAATGGAGCAAAATTACCAATTCCATTAATACACAAGAACTGTTCGGATACATGGCATTTCAACGAACACAATTTAAAACCTACTTTAAAAAACAATCCAAATGTAATCTTAAATTCTAACTATCAAATAGAATTGGGTGAACATATTGGCAGTGATAAAATGGTTTTCTTAGATAGCAAATCAAGAAAGTTTATTATCATCAATGAGAAAGTAGGAAATTATAAAGGGGCTAATTGGTACTCAAACGAATATTGGGATACTAGAAAATTATATTCTAATTATAAAAGTCTATCTCTTTATGATAATAATTCATTTGATTATGATTATGTTGAAACTCCAACAGATACAGAAATAAAAAAAATGAGTGATAGTGAGATAGAACTATTTATTGATCATTGCGTTTATTCTGAGGATACTTATCCATTAATCGAAACGATTAAAAACTATCGTAAAAAATTAATCGGATAACTCTTTTGGGTGTTCCTGTTCCTGTTCATTCGGGGCGGGAACACCCGCATCCAATCCTAAATATTTTATTACTTTCCAAAAATCTACTTGTGCATGAGAATTTTTTTTTGCCCGCCTAACCAAAAAAAATTGAAGAATGAAATTTTTTTTGGTTAAGAGATACTAAGGAATTACGAAGTAATACATTACTATTGAAAAAAGAGGGGTACCCCCTAAAATTAGAAGTAGTATATAGTATAACCTAGTATATAAATATACACAGAAAACATGAGCGATTTACTACCAGATTTGTCTTCTATGTCTCAAGAGGAGAGACTTTTGTTTCTCAAGAAGCTTGAGCTTAAGAAAGTACAACTTGAATCTGCAAGGAACTCTAGGGACTCCTTTGGAAATTTCGTAAAAAACATTTGGCCCGACTTCATTGAGGGGAGGCACCATAAAATCATTGCTAAAAAATTAGAAGCCATCAGGGATGGAAAAATTAATAGATTAATTGTCAATATGCCACCCCGACATACTAAATCAGAATTTGCCAGTTATCTCTTTCCCGCCTGGATGATGGGCAATAACCCTAAATTAAAGATTATCCAAACCACCCATACAGCCGAGCTAGCCTATCGTTTTGGTCGTAAGGTCAGAAACTTGATGAATGAAAGCGAATTTAAGTCCGTATTCCCGGGCACGGAGCTACGAGCCGATTCCCAAGCTGCAGGAAGATGGGAAACCAACCACGGGGGGGAGTATTTTGCAGCTGGTGTCGGTGGTTCCATCACAGGGCGTGGTGCAGATTTATTAATTATTGACGATCCTCACTCCGAACAAGACGCTCTCAGTAAGACTGCGATGGAGAATGCATGGGAATGGTACACTTCAGGTCCTCGTCAGCGTCTTCAACCAGGGGGAAGTATCGTTGTGGTCATGACTCGTTGGTCAGAAGAAGACTTAACCGAGCGTTTGATCGAGGCTCAAGCCAAAGATCCTCTCGCTGACAAGTGGGATATTGTCGATTTCCCTGCGCTCATGGACGACGGCACCCCTCAATGGCCAGAATTCTGGAAAAAAGATCAATTAGAAGCGGTTAAAGCCTCACTGCCCGTGGCTAAATGGAATGCACAGTGGCAACAACAGCCAACAAGTGAAGAAACTTCGATTATTAAGCGTGAATGGTGGCAATGTTGGGAAAAAGAACAACCTCCTTTGCAATATATCATTCAAAGTTACGATACAGCCTTCTCATCCAAGACCACAGCGGACTATTCTGCGATTACAACATGGGGAGTTTTCTATAATGAGATGACGGGTAAGCAAAATATTATTCTCATGGAAGCGGACCGTGGGCGGTGGGACTTCCCCGAGCTAAAAAGGATCGCTTTAGAAAAGAATCATTACTGGCAACCCGAACAAATCATCATTGAAGCAAAAGCAACGGGTCTCCCCCTAACGCACGAATTACAAGCGATGGGAATTCCCGTCATTAATTTTACACCCAGTCGGGGAAACGACAAATTAGTCCGTGTCAACAGTGTGGCACCCCTATTTGAGAGTGGAATGATTTGGTATCCAGCGTATAAATGGGCCGAAGAAGTTATTGAAGAATGTGCCGCTTTCCCCTATGGTAGAAATGATGACTATGTGGATTCGATGACACAAGCATTAATGCGTTACCGACAATTTGGTGCGTTGCAACACGAGTATGATGAGGAGATTGAGGAACGTCCGAGACGTAGGATTGCTTTTTATGGATCTTAAGGTATAAATAATTATGGCTGAAATTGACAAAACGTTAAATGAAGCACCAACAGGTGTCGAAGAAGAAATTATTACAGAAGGTGTAAGCGAAAGCACACCGTTAGAAGTGGAAGTAGAGGGCGATGAGGCCGTGAGTCTTGGTCCCGTGCCCACGGACACCGGAGACGGATTCGCTGACAACTTAGCCGAAGTCATCGAAGAAGAAACTCTCGCAAAAATTTCCAATGAACTCCGAGCACAGTTCTCGGTCGATCAAACATCCCGAAAAGATTGGGAACAAAGTTACATCAAAGGTTTAGATCTTTTAGGTTTCAAATATCAAGAAGTTTCAAATCCCTTCAGAGGGGCAGCATCAGTTTCTCATCCACTACTCGCTGAGGCCGTCACGCAGTTTCAAGCAGGAGCTTATAAAGAACTCTTGCCTGCGGGCGGTCCTGTTAAGACAACTGTCTTAGGAGAAGCGACTCCTGAGGTAGAACAACAGGCAGAGCGAGTCAAAGAATTTATGAACTATCAAATTATGTACAAGATGAAAGAGTACGATCCCGAAATGGATCAATTACTTTTTCATTTACCGTTAGCCGGTAGTGCATTTAAAAAAGTTTATTTTGATGGCAACATGGGAAGACCGTGTGCGAAGTTTATACCGAGCGAAGACTTGGTCGTGAACTACGGTGCATCGGAATTAGAAGATGCGGAACGCATTACACATGTGATAAAAATTTCTCCGAATGATTTAAAGCGACAAATGATTTCTGGTTTTTACCGAGATATTGAAATTGATGAGAACGACGAATTGTATTCTTCGTATTCCGATATTCAAGAAAAGTACGATGAATTAGAAGGAGTCCAAAAGTCAGAATATTCTGGTCAGTATCAATTACTCGAGATGCACGTCGATTTAGATCTCGAAGGATATGAAAACACAGGACCAGATGGTGAGCCCACAGGACTAAAACTGCCTTATGTTGTAACACTGGAACAAGGCACCGGAAAGATTTTATCAATCTACCGAAACTATTTACAGAACGATCCGATGTTCATGAGACAAAAATATTTTGTCCACTACAAGTTTTTACCTGGTCTCGGATTTTATGGTTTTGGTTTAGTGCATATGCTTGGCGGTTTGACAAGAACGGCTACAGCAGCACTGCGAGCATTGCTCGATGCAGGTACATTGTCCAACTTACCTGCCGGTTTCAAATCCAGAGGTCTTCGTGTACGAGATGATGAAGAACCTTTGATGCCTGGAGAATTCAGAGATGTGGATGCACCAGGAGGAGATCTACGAAATGCGTTAATGCCTTTACCGTATAAAGGACCCGATGGAACTTTATTTCAGTTATTAGGATATGTCGTGGATGCGGGAAGAAGATTTGCAGCGATTGCCGATATGAAAGTCGGAGATGGTTCACAGGCTAACCCTGTTGGTACAACCATGGCACTTTTAGAACAAGGTTCCAAAGTGATGAGTGGTATTCACAAAAGATGTCACTATGCACAAAAAGAAGAATTTCAATTACTCGCTAGATTATTTGCTACCGCTTTACCAGGAGAATATCCATATGAAGTTGCGGGCGGTGATCGTGCGATTAAGACAACCGACTTTGATGAAAGAGTTGATGTCATTCCTGTTTCCGATCCGAATATCTTTTCGATGAGTCAGCGAATTATGTTGGCACAAACTCAATTACAATTAGCTCAAAGCAATCCCGAGATTCACAATTTATACGAAGCGTATCGCAGAATGTATCAAGCATTAGGTGTTCAACAAATTGAAAATATTTTACCTCCACCCGCAGGACCTCAACCTGTCGATCCTGGTGTCGAGAATTCACAATCACTGATGCTAGGACAATTGACCGTGTTTCCCGATCAAGATCATATTGCTCACATGGAAGCCCACCGTGCCTTTATGAGTTCTTATTTAGTCAGAAATAACCCACAAGTTTTAACTATACTTCAAGCACACGTTATTGAACATGTTTCTGCACAAGCACGAAATGAAGTGATGATGGAATTACAACCTGTTCTACAACAAGAAGCTGCAAAGTTTGGAGGACAAGTTCCACCCGAACTACAACAACAGTTCCAAGCACAAATTGAAAAACAAGTAGCGGTGAAGATTGCAGCAATTACAGACGACATGGTCGCTGAAGAACAAGAAATATTACCATTAGGAAATGGTCCCGATCCTTTAGTTGATTTAAAGTTAAAAGAGTTAGATCTTGAGCAACAAAAAATTAATGTCGATGCAGCTGATGATTTAGCTCAACATAAATTAGAAGAAGAAAAATTAAGTTATAAAAAATCAATTGATTCTGCCAAACTAGCACAACAACAACGAATTCAAAATCAACGAACTGCCGTTCAAATGGAGAGACTCAATGCCTCTAAAAAAAGGTAGTAGTAAAGCAACCGTTAGTGCTAATATATCTAAACTGAGGAAAGAAGGTAAACCTCAGAAACAAGCAATTGCGATTGCTTTACAAAAGGCAGGTAAATCAAATGTCAAAAAAAGAAAAAAATAACCCTCTGGAAGAGATTGATAGAGAAGCCGTTGATTCCCTTACTTATGAATTTAAGATGTTATTTTCTCTCTATGTTTCCCAGGGCGTTGATCCATTAGCCATTGCGAGTTCTTATCTAGCCGCTGGCCAGTGGGCAATGAACCGTGAAATAGGGTTGAAACAAACACAAGATTTGTTAAAGTTACTAGCAAATTACAAATACGAGGTTATCCCCGTATATAACAAAACAGTACACTAGGAGATTACGATGCCACTAAAACCAATTGATAAAGATAAAAACCCAGGTCTAGCAAAATTACCAACGGGTGTAAGAAACAAAATGGGCTACATGAAAAAAGGTGGCGCTATGAAGAAAAAAGATGGCGGTATGGTTTTAGAGATTGGCTTACGTCCAGCTACTGAAAAGGAAATGAAGATGGCTAAAGAGATGGAACCAAAGAAAAAAGCAAACGGTGGAATGGTATCCAGAGGAACTGGAGCTGCAATTAGCGGAAAAGGTTTTAAGGGAGTATTTTAATGGCTGAAGATAAAGATAAAAAAACTAGCCTTAAAGAAAAGATCGGTCTTTTTATCGATAAGAAATTAACTTTCGGCGGAGGGTTATCTACCCCTCAAAAAATTATTGATATGGCAGAAGAAGCTGTCGGCGTAGAGTCTTATAAAGATATTGATACTCAAGAGAAGTTTAATCAGTTTAAAAAAATCATGAATGAAATGTCCACAAAATATAAAGATGGAGTACCGAAAGAAGCAAAGAACGGTGGCATGATTAAAAAATTTAAAAAAGGTGGGTCAGTCGAAGGGAAAAGACTCACACGAACAGTTCCCCCTAAAAAGGGACCTAACTCTCAAGGTATGAGAGGAACCGGTGCTGCGATTCGTGGTACCAAATTCAAAGGAGTATTCTAATGGATAAAATCAAACAATTATGGAATGATCATCCCAAAAAGAAGTGGCTTGTAATAGGTATTGCTATTGGCTGGATCATCGCTCAATACATCTAATTAATGTTATCTAAAATTTTAGGCGGATCTTTAGTGGACACTGTTGGTAAAGTGATCGACAGTGTTCACACATCCGAAGAAGAAAAAGGTCAAATAAGAATTAAACTACAAGAACTTGAAAATGAAATTAACTCTAAACAAATGGATATTAATTTAGCCGATGCTCAGTCTACAGCTACCGATATTTCAGGTTTACTGCAACGTTCTTGGCGACCCCTCATTGGATTTAGTGCAGCATTGGCCATATTTTTCGAATTTGTCCTTAAACCTTTTATCGTGTTCTTTTTAGGAGTATTCCAAATTGAAGTGGGTCCACTACCCCAAATGAACATGGAACAATTAATGCCTTTAGTCATGGCACTTTTAGGCATGGCCGGGCTTAGGACTTTTGAGAAGTCTAAGAAAATTACTAAGTAGTGGAAGTAAATATATATTCAGCAATTTTACGTCTAATAAAGACTAGACAAGACGATGTAAAGTCTGTAATCATAGACGGAAACGTAGAGAGTTGGGATAAATACCAATACCTAGTTGGTCAACTAACTTCTCTTCGCAAACTCGATTCAGATATTAGGGATCTGTTTCGCAAATGGGAGGTAGACGATGAAGTCGACAACGGGGCTGATAATGCCCAACGAAAAAAAGATAGTGGGGATAAAGCCCGCTGAGAAAAAAGAAGAAGATAAAAAGAGCGACCTTAGTAAAGTCCCCAAACCAACAGGTTGGAGATTAATAGTTCTTCCCTACAAAGGTGTAGGTAAAACTAAAGGTGGTGTTTTATTAACTGACAAAGCTGTAGAAGATCAACAAGTTGCTTCTGTATGTGCTTTAGTTCTAGAAGTCGGACCCGACGCTTACGCAGATAAGGATAAATTTCCAAATGGACCTTGGTGTAAAAAAGGCGACTGGGTAATCATCGCACGATACGCTGGATCTCGAATCAAAATCGAGGGAGGCGAACTCAGAATACTAAATGATGATGAGATAATTGGGACTGTCGAAAGTCCTGAGGATATTTTAGGAGTATACACATGAACGAAGTAGATAGACAAGTTGCTGAGTTACAGGCTCAATCAGGCAATAAAACAAAACAAGAGTATTCTGTAGAAGTAGAGTCGGAAGATATTGCTTCTCCAACAGAAGAAAATGAAATTGAGATTCCTCAAGAGAAAAAAACTTTTGAAGTAGAGTCTGACAACCAGGAAGAACCTGTTGTTGAAGACAAGTCAAAACAACAAGAAGTAAGTCTCGAAGAAGAGGAACCTAAAGAAGATTCCAAACATAAGTATAGTAAGTCTGTTCAGAAAAGATTTGATGAATATGCTTATCAGCTTGGTGAATCTAGACGACGTGAAGAAGAAGCAATAGCAATTGCTCAAGCTATTAAAGCCGAAAGAGATAAAATTAAAGATGAATTAGGCAAACTTAATAGTGGCTATGTAAATGAGATGGGTGGTCGTTTGACTGGTTCCATGGAAGCAGCGAAAGCCAAGCTTAAAAAAGCAATGGAAGACCAAGATTATGATGCTGTCGCAAATGCACAATTTGAAATTGGAAAATTAAGCACAGAGCAAAGCAGATATGAGCAAATAAAAGCCCAACAAGAGGCTTTAGCAAATGCTCCTAAGCAGGAAAGAGAGATTGAAATACCTAAAGTACAACCTCAACAACCTGTTAAGGATCCAAAAGCTGAGTCTTGGGCAGAGAAAAACGAATGGTTTGGCACTGATAAGGTGATGACCAACGTTGCTTATGCAATTCACGAAGATTTAGTAAATCAAGGTGTTGATCCACGCACAGATTACTATTATAGTGAGATTGATAAACGTATGAGGGAAAACCTTCCTCATAAGTTTCAACAAGATTCTTCATCCGAAGAACCCGCACGCCAACAGCCCGTCCAGACTGTGGCAAGCGCACATCGAAACAGAGGCACAGGACGCAACGTAGTTAAGTTGTCAAGTTCAGAAGCGGCTATCGCAAAACGACTTGGTCTTTCCAACGAACAATATGCGTCGGAAAAACTAAAGTTACAGAGGAGGTAACATTATGATTGATAAGACACCTAGATCTGCATCCACAAGGGATAAAGAAGCACGCAAAAAACATTGGCAGCTACCAAGCTCGCTTGATACACCAGAACCACCTGAGGGTTTTAAATTCAGATGGATTAGGGAATCAGTAAGAGGATATGAAGATAACAAAAACGTTATCGGTCGACTCAGACAAGGTTATGAACTTGTTCGAGCAGATGAATATCCCGATTTTGATTTTCCTAGTGAAGCTGAAGGAAAACACGCAGGTATCGTTTCTGTTGGTGGACTATTATTGGCAAAGGTGCCGGTAGAGATCGCAAAAGAGAGAGATCAATACTACTCTCAACTAGCTCATGATCAACAGGATGCTGTTGACAACGATCTTCTAAAGGAACAACACCCTTCTATGCCGATCAATAAGCCCGAGCGAAAAACTAGAGTTACGTTCGGTGGCTCGAAAAAAAGTGAATAATTTTTTTTCTGACCTAGACGTAACACTTACTAACAACACATACTTTTAAAGGAGTATTAACATGGCAAATCAAGACGCCCCCTTTGGTTTCAGAGCTGTAAGAATGCAAGGTTCTGGTCCGTCAACAAACGGTCAGACTCAATACCTTGTAGCTAACGGCTATGCGACCTCAATCTTCCAGGGAGATCCTGTGGAGATGGTAGCTGGTGGTACAGTAGAAGTTGCTAATGGTGTTGCAGACGTAGTAGTAGGTGTTTTCAACGGCGTTCAATACGTTGACGTGAACACAAGAAAACCAATATGGTCAAACTACCACGCAGCTAACACTTCAAGCTACGACGGTACTATCAAAGCTTTCGTACAAGACGATCCGAATCAGTTATTTGAAGTTCAAGTATCTGGTGCAATGACATTAGCTAACGTTGGTGAAACAGCTAACTTAGTTTACACTGCCGGTTCTACACACAGTGGAACATCAAAAGCAGAAGTAAACAGTGAGACTTTCTCAACTAGTGCTGATACTGCTGTTAAAATTGTTGGTATTTCAGGAGATCCTGAGAACTCAGATCTTACTGCTAACAACGCTAACATCGTCGTTAAATTTAACAAGCACTTATACAGTGCTAATGTTGCAGGCATATAGGAGGTTAAACTATGGCTATATCAAGAAGTCAACTCGTTAAAGAGTTAGAGCCAGGTTTGAACGCTCTGTTCGGCTTGGAATACGCACGATATGATAACGAACATGCTCAAATCTTTGATGCTGAGTCATCTGACAGAGCATTTGAAGAAGAAGTAATGTTAGCAGGTTTCGGAACTGCACCCACCAAACAAGAAGGTGAGGGCGTAGCTTTCGATACAGCTAACGAAACTTTCACAGCTCGTTACCAACACGAAACAATTGCACTTGCATTCTCTATCACTGAGGAAGCTGTAGAGGACAACCTTTACGACAGACTCGCTGCTAGATACACAAGAGCACTTGCTCGTTCAATGGCAAACACAAAGCAAGTTAAAGCTATGGCAGTTCTTAACAATGCTTTCGCTTCTGCTGGCGCTGCAGGAAGCAACCCAGGTGGTGACGGTGTATCACTTATTAATACACAACACCCACTTCAAACTGGTGGTTTCCTATCAAACAGACTAGCAACAGATGCTGACTTGAACGAAACATCACTTGAGCAGGCACTTATCGACATCGCTGATTTCAGAGATGAGAGAGGCCTAAGAACAGCTATCAAAGGTATGAAACTAATCGTACCAAGACAGTTACAGTTCACTGCTGACAGACTAATGAACTCTACTTTAAGAGTTGGCACAGCAGATAACGACATCAACGCAATCAGAAACATGTCAATGATTCCTGAAGGCTATGTCGTTAACCACTACTTAACTGACGCTGATGCTTTCTACATCAAAACTGATGCTCCTAACGGATTCAAACACTTCACAAGAACTCCGTTAAAGACAGTGATGGAAGGTGACTTTGACACAGGTAACATCCGATACAAAGCAAGAGAGAGATACTCATTTGGTTTCTCTGATCCACGTTGTGTATTCGGTACATCTGGTGCATAAGCATTGAAATATAACTAATATTAAAAGGGGCTTTAATGCCCCTTTTTTTATGTTATAAATAAGTATCTAGCGAAACAAGTTACATAGACTGAGCTAGCAGACGGTATAGAGACTATGTAACAAGGTCTATACAACCGAGGAGGTTTAATATGGCAAATACTACTTTTAGTGGACCAGTATTATCAGATAATGGTTTTATTGTTCCAACATACACATTATTGACATTACCAACAGCAACAGCAGGATTATTAATCTATGTTTCTGATGCAACTGGAGCTTCTTTAACAGGATCTCTTTGTTTTGGTAACGGTTCAAACTTTGTAGACGTAACTACTGGCGCAGCAGTAGTATAAGGAGGTAAATCATGGCCTTCGATAGTGATGTAAGTGTTAAAGGTGCAGGAGCTGATGCTACTACCGTAATCAATGCCTCAAGAGCACGTCTCAAAGGGTTTATTGTTGGTACAGGAGCAACTGGTAGTGATGGTACCGTAACATTCAGTGATGGTGGCGTTGCAAAATTTAACGTAGCTGTGACAGGTGGTACATCAGACGTGGCAATGAATATTCCTGAACAAGGTGTTGTATTCAAAACCAATCTGAGTGTGACGACTGTCAACACGACTTGTACTGTATTTTACACAGGTGCATAATGGCGGACAAGCAACCACCAAAAACTAAAAAATATTTCCGCCCCACTAAACAAGGGGCGGGAATGACTCAAGCCGGTGTTAAGCGTTATAGAGCCGAGAATCCTGGTTCGAAGTTAAAGACCGCAGTCACAGGCAAAGTAAAACCTGGCAGTAAAGATGCGAAGAGAAGAAAATCTTTTTGTGCTAGAAGTGCAGGACAAATGAAACAATTTCCTAAAGCTGCCAAAGATCCCAATTCAAGATTAAGACAAGCACGTAAACGTTGGAGATGTTAAATGAAACACGATTGGTTAATCTACATAGTATCCATTGTGATGCTTTTATTGACTGCGAGCGTTACTCTTGCTGAAACCAACACTGTTTCATCGACCGTAGTTACAAATTCAACTCCTCCTACAGCTAATGCTCCCACCATTATGAATAATAACAGTGATATATGTAAAGTTGGTGTGGGGGCTAGTGTGCAAAATAACGTTGTTGGTGTTGCTACAGGCGTTGTTATTGACGACGAGCTATGTCAAAAATTAAAATTATCAAGATCTATGTATGCCTACGGCATGAAAGTTGCAGCTGTTTCTATTCTTTGCCAAGATGCAAGAGTATGGGATGCGATGACGGATGCCGGAACTCCTTGTCCCGCACGAGGATCTATCGGAGCAGAAGCCGCTGAATATTGGACAGATAATCCAGATGAAATTCCAGACGGAAGTAAATACAAAACAGAATACGTTCAAGCCAACAAACCAGAACCTAAGGAGTTCAGTGATGCTGACAATGCTTTATTATTTAAAACTTTGTTTATTATTGCTACTGGTTTCCTTATCCTCTAAAGCAGATACCTGTTTACCTGATGCCGAAGGACTTTGTACTCCGGGCGTTACTGTAGAGGAACAAGTGACTGTAGAAAAAACAGAAGAAGATAAAGGCACAGAGATTATCTTTACCACTACCACAACAAAGACTATCACGACAACCACTGTCACCAATGAAGATTCAGGTAATATTGTGGATGAACCTGATATGAATTTTGACTGGGGTGGCGAGGGTCCTGCGAGTATGCCATCAGGAACTTACTGTGGTGATTTAGGAACCGATACCTGTGCAGAAATTACAGGCAGTGGTGATACTAAATCTCGTATGCTAGTTGATGGCATGGGATCTACTTTTTATCAAGAAGTTGACATTTCTGATTTAAGCATAGATAACGGTGGTGAGGTTACATATTCCATAAAAGTCGATAAACAAGATGCTCAAGATAGAATCTACATGCACGTTACAGGAACTGGTGGAGGGACTACCGTCTTTTCAGGTACTGACATCCTGTCTGAATCTGGCGTATCATCAGGTTACCAATCATATAATGGGTCTTTCGATTTCAGTGGCGTTCTAAGTAAGATTACTATCGAAATAGGCGGTCGAGATATTAATCTTGCCGTCGGTCCTTTGTTTGACGACGTGTCCGTCAATGTTTTTTACAATGTGATTTCCACAATCATAGAACAACAAATAACCACGGTCGAAGAAATAGTTTACCTAAATCTAACAGATCCTACTCAAATAGATTTGATAGAAGAAATCATTGAATACAACGATATTAAAATTGATGATGCGGGAAAAGTAGAGTTTATTCCTATTGAGCCACCAAAAGAAGAGATTACTTATGAAACTGTCGAAGTAGAAATAGATGTAAAAATAGAGGATATTGAACCCGAGATGGAAACTATGGAAGAAGAAATAAAAGCTGAAATAGAGATCGTTGAGGAGCCTGTTGAAGAAATAGTCGTAGAAGCAGTTGAAGAAGAATCTTCTGTAGAAGAGATAAAGGAAGAAACAAAAGAAGAACCTACAGCAAAAGAAAAAGCAGCTACAAAAATTGTAAAAGAGATTGATGATAAAGAAAGATATGATGACACTGCTCAAACAAAAACCTTAATTGTTATGCAAATACTCGGAGATACTAAAACATTTTTTAATTCACAATCTACAATTATTGATACCGATGTTAATGAATATTTAAACAAGACAATAGAGGATCAATATGGTATTTTATTTAGTAATGCACAAGATCAATTAATGAATCAAATGGTGGAGAGTCAATATGGCGGAGATTGAATATGGTGGAATTAAAATTAAAGGTGGTAAAATCCTTATTATACTGTCTTTGCTTGGTACCTTGGGTGGTGCTGCTTGGACAGGCTTTACATTTTACAAAGACTATCTTGATATGAAGGCAAAAATTCAAGAGTACACAGCACCTGATCTCTCTCATTATGATGAGCAAATAGCAGTTTTAAAAGCAGAAATAGATTCTATTTTAGATGAAATAACCCTAGTATCTGACGTAGCAAAAGACTTAAAAAACGATATGAAAACAGATTTAAGATCAATGAATGATGATATTCGACATATTACAAAAATAGTTAATGATATAGAAGACAGACAAAAAGAAGATACAAGAGAGATATTTGAGGAGTTGAAAATTATTGAAGATGATTTAAACTTGAATATAAATAAAGCTTTAAATAACCCTTTAAATAATATGAGTGCAACTAAATGAACATAGACCTAAAAACAGTCCTACCTTATTTGGTACTTTTAGTAACCTTGGGTATGAGCTGGGGGATGATGTCAGAAAGATTAAATGCAGTAGAGGGAAAAGCAGATAGTGTTGCACAAATGCAACAAGATATTGCTATCATCAAAAATACTTTGTCTACAATGAATGATCGTATGAATAAAATGGATGATCGAATTGCCTGGATAGAAGAATTTCTAATTAAAACAAGTGATTTTTAATGGCCAAAAAGCAAACAGACTCTTCCAAAATAATTGAACATGTAGCTAAAAAAACTACGATCGGTGACGGTAGAATAAGTTGGTCCACAATGAATAAACACAAAAGAAGAAATTTTAAAGAATATAGAGGTCAAGGTAGATAATGATAAAATGTGAAAAATGTGGATGTCTTTGTCATTGTGAGATGACTTGTATGTGTGAATGTGCGGGGTGTGAACATGGCGATCAGCAGAGCTCAAATGAGCAAGCAAATAACGAATCCGGGGAGTAAGAAAAATGGCAAAACTATGCGCAAAAGGAAAAGCGGCGGCAAAAAGAAAATTCGACGTCTACCCTAGTGCCTACGCTAATATGTACGCTAGTGCTGTTTGTTCTGGCAAAGTAAAACAAAAAGCATCAAACACAGGACCAAAACCCTCTATGGTTAAAACAATTGTCAAGAAGAAAACAAGCAGAAAAAATTAAACTTGATGTAGTCAATTGGTCTAAGACAGTCTTAGAACCAATGAACAAACATATTGGCTTCCCTGCTTGTCCATTTGCAGCGAAATGGAGAAAGGACAATAAATTACGAATTGAAGTTCGTATGGATAAATCCAAGTATGAAAAGCAATTAACCGATGTCATTAAATCTTGGAATAAGAAACAACACGATATTATTATTTATTGTGATCCGTTTTTTGAACAATATACACCGGAAAAGTTTCAAGAAAAGATAGATTTTTATAACAAGACCTATAATCGACGAGATGTATATTTTATGGGCTTTCATCCTGAAACACCCGCTAATCCCGATAGTGAAGCCTTTCTTTGTGACCCTACAGAAGAACCAGTGGAACATTCTGAATTAAAGTATTCCATGATACTTATACAGAAGTTTAAACAACTCTATGAAGCAAGTTGCAAACTTCATAAGATAGGCTATTATGAGAAATGGCCAAAGGAATACTACGAAGAAGTAGTAGCTGAGAGGCAACGTACGTACGAACAATTATTTAAAAAGAGGTAATTATCATGGCAGGTAAAAAGAAACAAGTAATCAAAAAACGAGGCGGAGGCATGGCGAAGAAAAAACAAGTCATGAAGAAGCGTGGTGGTGGAATGGCTATTTCTCCACGTAAAAAAATGGCAATGGGAATGTAATTTAGTATGGCTACTTCAGGAACAACAGATTTTAATCTTAACATTGACGAGGTTATCGAGGAGTCTTATGAGCGAATTGGTAAATCCGTTAGAACAGGTTATGATTTAAAATCAGCTAGAAGAAGTTTGAATCTTCTATTATCTGAATGGGGTAATCGAGGAGTTCATCTTTGGAAGGTAACAAACTACACTCAAAACCTAGTAGCCAATACTACTACTTACACTGCTCCGGCAGATTGTAGTGATGTTTTAGAAGCAGTCTTTCGAAATGGTAGTATCGATACTACCCTAAACAAAATTTCAAGATCAGAGTATCAAGCGATACCTAATAAAAGTTCGACAGGAACTCCTTCTCAATATTATGTGAGAAGAAATTTATCGAATGTAGAAATTAGTTTATATCAAACACCAGGCACAACTGGTACTCAGATTAATTACTATTATGTGGCCAGGATTGAAGATGCTGGTGCTTACACCAACACACCCGATGCTCCTTACAGATTTTTACCTTGTATGGTTTCTGGTTTATCTTTTTATCTGGCACAGAAACACAATCCAGGAAGAGTACAAGAAATGAAACTGTATTATGAAGATGAGCTACAAAGAGCATTGACTGAGGACGGTCAGCGAACTTCTGTGCATCTTGTACCACAGAATTATTTTAGGAACGGTTAATAATGGCATTTGCGTCGGGTAAATATTCACAAGCCATTTGTGATCGATGTGGCTATCAGTATCCCTATTTAGAACTGCGAAAAGAATGGAATGGACTCTTTACTTGTCCAGAATGTTTTGAGCCGAAACATCCTCAATTAGATCCTCCATATCACGCACCAGATCCCGAAGCATTGAAAAATGCAAGACCTGATCGAATTGAACCTATTGTTGTACAAGTAGGGTATCCCAACGAAACACCTTTTAGTAGTGTGGGAATGCAACCAGCACCTATAAGAAAAGACTTGGTAATGCGAATGAGTATTGGTAATGTAACGGTGAGCACATCATGAATTATTCTGAATTATTAACTAATGTACGTAATTATACTGAAGTAGGATCAGAAGTTTTATCTGACTCTATTATTGATGTTTTTATTACTAATGTTGAAAATAAAGTTCAAAGAGAACTTGACCTTGATGCCTTTCGAAAGTTTCAGTTTTCTAGTTTTACCATTGGTAGTCCTTTTATCACCATGCCTGATGATTTTGCTTTTGAGCGAGGAGTTCAAATTAAAGATCAAATAACAGGAAATCGAACATGGTTAGAACAAAGAGATACAACTTTTATTGATGAATATAATAAAGATCGTTCCGATACAGGAACTCCCCAATACTACGCTAACTGGGATCAAAATACGATGATCTTTGCTCCTGCACCCGATGCAGCTTATGAAATTGAATTATGGTATAACAAAACACCCGATCATTTATCAAGTAGTCAAACAACGACTTGGTTGTCTATCAACGCACCCGAAGTTTTAATTTATGGTACAGTGGTTGAGGCTTTTTCCTACTTGAAAAATCCTCCATATGTGCAATTATACGATCAAAAGTACGCTCAAGCAGTGCAATTTTTAGCACAAACTCAAATGGGCAGAAAACGTAGAGATGAATACGCAGATGGGGTCCTTCGTATTCCTCTTAAATCAGTAGATCCCGGAGGTAACTAAAGATGGCAATTACACAAGCAGTCTGTGATAGTTTTAAAGTAGAACTATTAGAAGGCGAACATAACTTTGCATCTGCTGGAGGAAATACCTTTAAACTTGCTTTGTATGACGCATCTGCAACTTTAAGCAACACAACAACTGCTTATTCTGCAACTAACGAAGTAGGTGATTCAGGTACATATTCTGCTGGTGGAGGCACATTAACTAATTCTGGTGCTGCGGGTACAGGTGCAACAGCATTTATTGATTTTAGTGATTTAAGTTTTACCAGTGCAACAATTTCTGCTCAAGCAGCAGTTATTTATAATACAAACTCTACTACCAATACAAACGCATCCGTTATGGTTTTAGATTTTGGTGCAGTAAAAACTTCAACATCAGGAACTTTTACAATTCAATTCCCAACAGCCGACGCTTCAAACGCAATCCTAAGAATATCCTAAGGAGTAGTTCGTGGCATTTGTTGTAGCGGATAGAGTTAAAGAGACCAGTACAACAACTGGAACAGGCGATTTTACATTAGCAGGAGCTGAGGACGGCTTTCAAGCTTTTAGTGCAGCCATCGGCACTAGCAACTCAACCTTCTATTGTATCTCCGATCAGTCTGGAACAGATTTTGAAGTTGGTGTTGGTACTTTAACAGGAAGCACAACCTTTCAACGAGATGCAGTTCTTACTTCCTCCAACTCTAATAATCTTGTAAACTTTGGTGCAGGGACTAAGGATGTGTTCTGCACACAACCTGCTGAACAACCTCACGATTCAACTTTGGTAGCATCCATAGCCCTAGGATAAGGCTATGTTTTTTGGAAGACTCTCATTTGCGGAAGACGCTTTCGCCGCTCAAGGTGGAATAGCACAAGTCGATGTTATTGTTAGCCTAACAGGTGAACAACTCTCTACAGCAATTGGTAATGAAACCGTTATCGGAAATGCTGTTGTTACTTTAACAGGAGAGGCTCTAACTCTTACTCAAGGAACAGCTGTTGCCTCAGGAGCAGCGACTGCTCTTGTTACAGGTGAAGAATTATCTACTACTCAAGGAACTGCTACCGTTACAGGATCCGCAATTGTATCTGTCACAGGTGAAGCATTAACCACAGCTATAGGTGATGAAACTGTTGTTGGTAATGCCAATGTATCTCTCACAGGCGAAACTTTAAGTTCTACTCAAGGAAGTGTCACTGTTGATGCGGGAGCTATTGCTTCGGTCACAGGAGAAGAAATTACTTCAACTCAAGGAGATGTTGTTGTTCAAATTCCCGATGTCACCGTTGAGGTAACAGGTGAAAGTTTATCCACTGCTATTGGTCCTTATAGCATTGTTGCCGACGGTCAAACAACCATTGTTGTGGGGCCAGAAACAGAGATCGAAACCTTTATTGGTGATTCTGTTGTTACAGGATCTGCTGTTGTATCCGTCACAGGTGAAGATTTAACCTTATCAATCGGCGATGAAAATGTAACAGGTGATGCTAATGTTACGCTCACAGGAGAAGCATTATCCGTAGCTCAAAATAGTGTGACTGTGACAGCCAACGCTGATGTATCTGTTACAGGTGAATCTCTCAATACAGCGATTGGTGATGAAACCGTTACAGGATCCGCTCTCGTTACTTTAACAGGCATACCTTTAAGTATTGTTCAAGGTTCGGTAGAAGCTCAAGCAGGAGCCGATGTCCCTGTTACAGGTGAAGCGTTAAGCACTGCTCAAGGTAGTGTCACTGTCGAAGCGGGTGCCGTGGTCACTTTAACAGGTATCGAATTAAGTGTTGTTCAAGGAGGTGTGGGTGTTATTGCTTGGTCACCTGTGGTACCGGGAGTCACGAATGCTTGGACGCCTGTCGATGATAGCAATACAAATACATGGACAGAAGTCGACGATTCTGCTACAAATGTATGGACTGAAGTTGATGACAGAGAGGTCGCATAAAACATATGGCAAATAATTTCTTATTTAATGGGGCAAGCTTATCAGACGCTACCCTTACAACCATTTTTACTACAACCAATAAAAAGGTAATTATTGGTTTATTGTGTTCTAATACTGGTAGTGCCTCGATCAACGTTTCCGTTAAAATTGATCCTGACGGTACAGGAGCCAATGAACAATTCTTAGTTAAGAATGCTGCTATTCCACAAAACTCATCTTTGGAGGTCATCTCTGGAAAAGTTGTTTTACCAGCCTCAGGGAAGATTAAAGCTCAAAGCTCATCATCCTCAGGAGACTGCGATGTCAATGTTTCCTCAATGGATGATGTTAGCTAATGGCCTATATTGGTGCAGCTCCTCGCAATAATTTTGCAAGTTTAACCAGTCAACAGATTACTGGTGATGGTGGTTCTGTTTACACACTTGACCGTCAAGTCACCGTACCTGAAGATTTGGCTTTGTTCGTCAATGAGGTAAGGCAAAATCCGAACACTTATACAATTTCCAATAGTGGACTTCAATTAAACTTAGGGGGAACTATCTCTGCGAGTGATACTTGTTATGTGGTCTACTTACAACAAACCTTAGAATCAGTTGGCCCCACACCAAGCACGGTGCAAGGGACAGCGTGTGCTCCTCAATTTTTTCAAAACAATCAACAAACCTTTAATGATTTAACTTTACCTGCCAATAGAAATTGCTCATTGGTAGGAACAATAACCGTAGCAGCAGGTAACACGATTACAGTTCCCGCTACCTCAACCTTGGTGATCATATGACCAGTATTCTAGAAGTAGAACAACTCGATACGTTAAGCAGTAATGCTTCGAGTACCTTGACGATTGGTGGAACAAATACTACCACGATTAATTTAGGTGCTTCAGGAAAAACTATTAATATTCCTAGTGGTGCAACTTTTACAGGTTCGGGATTTGATTTGTTAAGTGTAACTTCAATGAGCACACAAAACACAGATATTAGTCTACCTTCTGGTTACTATGCTTATAAGATCATAGGATCACAAGTTACTTCAGGAAGTGCAAGCACTGAATATAATATGTACACTACAACCAACAGTTTTAGTTCAACAGACACTGATTTAGAAAGTGCTTTAACCTACCAAAGAATAGAATCTCCTACTTCAACAGGTACTGATGGTGCGACAGGTGCTATACGATTAGCTTATAATATGGGTGCGGACGCAACCGATAGTTTAAGTTTTGAGATAATGCTTACCGATTTAACAATTAGTAGTAGAAGTAGAGGTTACGGAGCCTTTGGATTTAGTTTATATGGTCACAATGATGACCAACATTCCTACAGGTATGATATTGGTGGTAGAAGTCAAACAACATCTGTTGTCAATGGTGTTAGAATAAGAAATGAGACAACAGCTACGACTGGAGGAACTATTTTAATTTTTGGAGTAGGTAAAATATAATGAGTAACATCTTAGTCAACAACATCAAAGACACAGGCAATAATACGTTGCTTAGTAGTGACGGTTCAGGGTCCGTGACTCTCGGTTCAGGGTTCCCTCAGAATACTCCTCTATTCAGTGTTTATAGAGACGGTGATCAATCACTAAGCAGTGGAGCATCTACAAAAATTCAATTTGATAATATAAATTTCAATGTTGGTTCTAATTGGGATTCAAGTAACTATCGTTTTACAGCAACGACTGCTGGATACTATAGTTTCAAAGGTTCTTTAGGATTTCAAGGTACTATATCAAGAGTAATTTTATTCTTTTTTAAAAATAGTTCAGAGTGGCAAAGAGGTACTGATATTAATATAACAGGTGCAACTATTGTTCATGGTTCAACCATAATGTATTTAGATGTTGGTGATTTTTGTGAACTATATGGTTATGCGACAGGTTCATCTTTATCAGTTAGAAATCAAACAGAAACTTGGTTTTCAGGAAGCCATTTAATAGGAGCATAAATGACAAGTAAGATCAAAGTAAACATACTCGCTGACGGTGGAGATAACTCAATCATCACATCCGATGGTGCGGGAAGCTTTACTGCGAGTTCAAGTTTAGCTTCTTCTGTTCAAAGTGTTGGTGGTATTGATAATACTCCTGCTTTTCGAGCTAGACTATCTAGTAATCAATCTGTATCTGGTGCAACTTGGACTGTTCTTTCTTTAGCCACAGAAGATTTTGATATTGGTGGTTACTACGATAATTCTACTTATAGATGGACACCCCCCTCAGGTGGTAAATTTTATATACATTTTCAAGTTAGAAATAATACTGGTCAAGCTTATATGTATTGTTCTATATTTAAAAATGGAACAACAGAAGTAGCAATGGCTCAAGCAACTATTAGTAGTGCAGGTATTTTAAGTTCAGGAGCCATAATTACCCCAAATGGAACAGACTATTATGATTTACAAGTAAATACCGGCACAGGTTCAACTATTGCTGCTGGTGAAGGTTTTACATTTTTTGAAGCATTTAAATTAATAGGAGCATAGACCATGGCACTCACAACATTACCCACTAGTAGTTTAGATCCCGGAGTGTCTTTGATTGATTGGGATAGTTCTGTTAAAACAAGTAGTTTTAACGCTGCCGTAAATATAGGTTATTGGATTGATACTACTAGCGGTTCGGTAACTGTTACTCTTCCTAGTTCTGCAAATCAAGGAGATACAATTAGTTTTGCAGATTATGCTGAAAATTTTAACACCAATTCGGTTATTGTTAGTCCTAATGGATTAAAAATTAAAGGCTCTACTTCCAATGCCGTACTTACTACAGGAGGTCAAGTAATTCAATTTGTCTACTCAGGAGCCCCTCAAGGTTGGATTATATCCTCTACAGGATTAGCAAGTGCCGCTGGGTCTCCTACTTACATAACCGCAACAGGAGGAACTATCACAACTTCAGGTGACTATAAAATTCACACCTTTACTTCTTCTGGAACATTTACTGTAACTGAAATTGGTAATGAATATGGTTCTAATGAATTAGAATATGTAGTCGTTGCTGGTGGAGCGGGTGCAGGTTCTGGTGGAGCTGTTGGTAATGGTGCAGGTTCTGGTGGAGGCGGTGCAGGAGGATATCGTTCTTCTGTCACAGGTGAATCATCAGGAGGTGGAAGCAGTGCTGAAACTGCAATCACCGCTGTCGCTCAAGGTTATACAGTAACTATTGGAGGTGGTGGCGCTGGTGGTGGAGGGACTGGTGGAGCAAGAGGTTCTAACGGTTCTAATTCTGTATTTGGTGCAATCACTTCAACTGGTGGTGGAGGCGGTGGAGGAGACTCTACTACAACAGGAGCTTCTGGTGGATCTGGAGGTGGTGGTGCTTGGAGAGGTAGTGCTGGCGGTGGCGCCGGGACTACAAATCAAGGTTATGCTGGAGCCACAGGAAACACACCAAGTTATAGGGGTGGTGGTGGAGGCGGTGCTGGTGAAGTTGGTGGAACTGATCAAGCTAACGTGGCTGGTGGTGATGGTGTTCAAACATCTATTAATGGAACTCCTACCTATTTCGCTGGTGGAGGCGGAGGTGGAGGTGGAAACTTTCCTGGTGGTGAAGGTGGAGGAGGCAATGGTGGTGACTATCCCAACACTGGACAATCAGGGACAGTTAATACTGGTGGTGGAGGTGGTGGAAACTACTTTGGCGCTGGTGGTGGAGCAGGTGGCTCTGGAATAGTAATTATAAGGTATAAATTTCAAAACTAATGACACATTTTGCAAAAGTAAAAAAATCTAGTAATGCAGTTGTTCAAGTAATAGTAGCAGAACAAGATTTCATTGATTCATTACCAGTAGAAGAAAACTACAAATGGGTTCAAACATCATATAACACTAAAAAAGGTAAACATTATACAGACGGTGTAGAATCAGTGGACCAAACAAAAGCATTAAGAAAAAATTATGCAGGTCCAGGATATCAATATGATGAAGGTAGAGATGCTTTTATACCACCGAAAAAATTTCAATCTTGGACTTTAAATGAAGATACTTGTGATTGGGAAGCACCTATACCTTATCCCAATGACGGTAATAATTATTTATGGAACGAAGATAATTTACAATGGGATTTAATAGAGGAGTAAGAAAATGCCCTACATCGGACAAGAACCACTAACAGGAAGATATATCGTTTGCGATGACTTAGCCGTGAGCTTTGATGGGTCAACTACGACCTTTACACTGCAAACAGGAGGACAGAATATCTATCCTCAAACAGAACAGAATTGTATTATTTCTATTTCAGGTATTTATCAGTACCCGGTCGATGCGTACACGATCTCAGGCTCTTCAATTACGTTCACGTCCGCACCGCTAGCCACGGACACCTTTTCAGGAGTCGTGTTAGGGGATGTCTTATCAATCGGAACTCCGACGGATTCTTCCGTGAACAGTGAAGCGTTAGGCACGACCTTTTATGTCGTCAATCAACAAACCATGAGTAATGTAAGTATTGAAGCCAGTGAAAATGGCATGGTCGCAGGACCCTTCTCCGTGACGGGGACACTCAGTATTGCCAGTGGAGCGACATTTGTTATAGTATAATTATGAGTACACTCGAAGTTAATAAAATCACACCCGTTGGAGTAGGAACCAGTGTCACTTTAGGTGATAGTGGGGATACCTTTACTATTCCGAGTGGGGTGACATTAACGAATAATGGAACTGCAACAGGATTTGGCGGTGGTAAGATTGGTCAAGTAGTAAGTGTATCGAATACCAATAATCTTGCAATATCAGCTACTACTTATTATACGGTTATGAGTTTAGCAATCACTCCTAGTGCCACTTCTTCTAAAATTTTAATTTTACACGCAGCTCCTTCTAGTGTTGAATTAAGTAATACTTCAAATATGGGACACATCGCTCTTTTTAGAGATGGAACAAATATTACCACATCAGGTCACAACAGTTCTTTTGCATCTTATCAAGGTTTTAGTTGGGGAACAGGAACAGGAATTACTTATTTAGATAGTCCTAGTACAACATCAGCTATTACTTATTCTGTTCAAGGGAAATGTGATAATACATCTTTAACTTTTAACTATAATAGAACGGGTCAACAGAGAATGCTTAGTTTAACTTTAATAGAGGTATTGGCTTAATGATTACTAAAGCTCAAGCATTAAAAGCATTAAAACCTTCAGCAGAGTGGGTTTGGGTTAACGAGGACCAAGATGGATATGCAGGGTTAGATTGGTTAGACCAAAATCAAACTAAACCAACGGAACAAGAAATAAATACAAAACAAACAGAATTACAAGCTGATTATGATCAAGCAAAACTAGACAAAGAAAACAACAAAGCATCTGCCAAATCAAAGCTTGCAGCTTTAGGATTAACCGAAGCTGAAATTAAGGATACATTTGGATTATAAACTATGATAAGTATTAACAAGGAGTAAAACATGGCACAACTAAGTACAAAAATTAAGAAGTATCTTGCTGATAATGGCGTAAGTTCGGTAGATTTTACCACTGACGTTTTATTACAAGATGATTCTAATGGTCAAGGTCCCTACATTAAAGAGTGGAACATTGACAGTGTTGCCAAGCCTACTGCTGATCAACTCAATGCTTTTGAAGCGGCAGCCACGACTGAAGAGTCTAACGCTCAGGTCGTTGCCACTCGTAAGGCATTATACGGTTCTATCGAATCCCAAATCGAGAATATTATCGAGAACGGATTAGATGCGGAAATCACTAGAGTGAATCAGATCAAGGCTGACAACCCCAAGAGTTAAGGAGTAATCATTGTCAACGATCAAGGTTAATAATATTGAGAACAGGACAGGTTCATCCATCACGATTGGTGGATCAAGTACCACGTCTCTTAATTTAGCTTCCACCATTACAGGGGGAACGTTGACAAATACTCCTGCTTTCGAAGTATATAAAAATTCAAATCAACTAATTACAGATAACACTGTTACAAAGGTTACTTTTGATGTTGAGTCTTTTGATACTAATTCTGCTTTTGATTTAGCAAATGACAGATTTACAGTTCCTTCTGGATATGCTGGTAAATATTATGTTTATTTGAGATTAGATTGCGATACTACTGTTTATGATATGAGAAAAGCTTGGGGGTATATTTATTTAAATGGTTCTGTTTATGCAAATAATAGGCACAATGGTCATTCAACTACTAATTTAGATAGATTAGGTATTAATGTTTTTACAACAATAGATTTGTCTGCGGGAGATTATGTTGAGGCTTATGTGTTAATTGATACAGGTTCTTCACAGCCACAACTTTCACAAGATGATAAATCAACTATGTTTGGAGCATACAGGATCATAGGAGCATAAATGACAGGAATTTTAAAAGTAGATCAGTGGAAAGACTCAGGGGATAATACTCTGATGACCTCGGACGGTGTAGGGAATTTAACGGTTAATGCTCCTTTCT